CGTATCGATACTGGATCGTTAAATGCAGTTGCAAATCTAACAGGTGGTATTTCTACAGTAACTATCACAGCTGGTGGTTCTGGTTACGATACTGCACCTACTGTAACATTTAGCGCACCTTCAGTTCAAGGTGGTGTTACTGCTACTGGTACTGCTCGTTTATCAGGTGGTGGTGTTACTGGTGCAACTGGTATTACTGGTGGTTCTGGATATACTTCTGCCACTGTCGTATTTTCCGCACCACAAGTTGCTGGTGGAACTACTGCTACTGGTACAGTTACTGTTTCTGGCGGTGCTGTAACTGCTATTGTAATTACTAGTGCTGGTTCTGGATATACTTCTGCACCAACTGCTACTATTTCTGGTAATGGTACTAATGCTGCTGTTAGCACAGTTACTATTTCTACTTCTAGCGTTACTGGTGTCACATTCACCAATCTAGGTTCTGGTTATACTTCTGCGCCAACTGTTGTATTCTCTGCTCCTCCAAGCGGTGTTACTGCTACAGCAACTGCTACAATTAGCACAGCTGGTGTTAAAATTATCAACAGTGAAACATACTTAAACACCTATGCCAATGGTATTGGTGTTGTTGGTTCTTGGGCTGCAAAATATCCAGGAACTCTTGGTAATAGTTTAAAAGTTTCTATGGCTGACTCTGTATCTTTTGCAGCTTGGGAATATAAAGATGAGTTTGATCGTGCGCCTTCAACTTCTACTTACGCTGCAAGTAAAAACCCAAATGCCTTTGCTTCTAATGATGAACTTCATATTGTTATTATTGACGAAGATGGCGAAATCACTGGAACAAGAAATTCTGTTGTAGAAAAATTTGCATTTGTTTCTAAAGCATCAGATGCTAAACAGTCCGATGGTACAAATAACTACTATAAAGATGTCATTAATTCACGTTCTGAGTGGATTTACTGGATGGATCATGCTGCAGCCAATTGGGGTTCTTTAGCAGCTAATACAGCATTCACCACATTAGCGACCGCAAATACTGTTTCTTTATCTGGTGGCACTGATGACTTTGATGCTACTACTGCTGAAAGACAAGCAGGATATGCATTGTTTGCAGACGCAGAGCAATACGATATCAGTTTGGTATTGTTGGGTAGAGCTGGAACAGCTGTTGCTAATTATGTTATCAGTAACGTATGTGAAACTCGTTTAGATTGTATCGCATTTATTTCTCCAGAAGATAACGTAACTGGTGATATTATTATTGGCGCATCATCTACACAAGTTGATCAAATTAATACATATCGTAATGCTTTACCAAGCACATCTTATGCAGTTTTGGATACTGGTTATAAGTATCAATACGATCGTTATAACGATAAGTATCGTTATGTTCCACTAAACGGTGACGTTGCTGGTCTTTGCGCTCGTACTGATTATACTAATGATCCATGGTTTTCTCCAAGTGGTTTGAATCGTGGACAAATCAAGAACGTAGTTAAGCTGGCAGTAAATCCAAATAAAACAATGCGTGATAGCTTGTACAAAAACGGTGTTAATCCTGTTGTAACATTCCCAGGAGAAGGTACTGTTCTATTCGGTGACAAGACTTTATTGGCCAAGCCAAGTGCTTTTGACCGTATCAATGTGCGTCGTTTGTTTATCGTTATGGAAAAGGCGATTGCTACTGCAGCTAAGTTCCAGTTATTTGAATTTAACGATGGATTTACTCGTGCTCAGTTCAAGAACTTAGTAGAGCCATTCCTACGTGATGTTCAAGGTCGTCGTGGTATTACTGATTTCGTTGTTAAGTGCGATGAGTCTAACAACACTGGTGAAGTTATCGATCGTAACGAATTTGTTGCCGATATCTTTGTTAAGCCAAATCGTTCTATCAACTTTATAACATTAACCTTCGTTGCTGCTCGTTCTGCGATTAACTTCACAGAAATCGGTGCATAATCTAGGATAAATAAGAAAGAACAAAGGAAAAAGTAAAAATGGCTAATATATCAGATTTTAAGGCACAAATGATTGGTGGCGGTGCTCGCCCTAATCAATTCCGTGTCGAACTAACTTTCCCATCATATGTTACATTGGGTGTGGTAGCAGGACAGCGTGCACAGTTTTTGTGTAAAGCTGCACAACTACCTGCTTCCACTATCGAAACTCTACCAGTTTTGTATCGTGGTCGTCCCGTAAACTTTGCTGGTGAACGCACATTCCAACCATGGAATGTATCAATCTATAACGATACTACATTTGGTATCCGCAATGCATTAGAGCAATGGCAATCTGGCATCCAGAACTATAACTCTACTGATGGTCGTGTTAATCCTAGTGATTATCAAGTTGACCTAAACGTGCATCAGTTAGATCGTAATGGTGCAATTATTAAAACTTACACATTCGTTGATGCTTTCCCAACTGTGATTTCTGCAATTGGTTTAGATTACGAACAACAAAATGCAATTGAACAATTTGACGTAGAGTTCCAATACAACTACTTTACTTCTAATACTGGGGCAGCATCTGGATTTGGTGTCAATGTTTCTGTTGACACACCAGTTGGTTCTTTCCCACTTTAATAATTAACTGAGGTTTTATATAATGCAATTATTTGGCTTTGAAATAAAGCGTAAAGAAGAACAGGACTTGCCGAGTGTAGTTACTCCAAGTTCTGTTGCTGATGGATCAACTGTAGTAAACACTGGCGTGAATGCTGGTGGTTACTACGGTATGGTCATGGATCTTGAAGGTGTTATCAAAAACGAAAACGATCTTATTAGACGTTATCGTGAAGTCTCGCAGTACAGCGACTGTGATGGTGCCATCGAAGATATTATTAATGAAGCGATTATTGCAGACGAAGATAAAAAACCAGTTGAGATTGTTCTTGACGAGGTTAAAGTATCTGAACCGATTAAGAAAAAGATTCGTGAAGAATTCGGTAATATTTTAGACCTGTTAAAGTTTGATGAACGTGCTCATGAGACTTTTAGAACATGGTATATTGATGGAAAATTATATTACCAAATTCTTATTAATTCGGACAATGTTAAAGACGGTATCGTAGAACTACGTTACATTGATCCTCGTAAGATCCGTCGTATTAAAAATATTAAAAAAGAAAAGCAAGGTGCAACTGGTGTTGAAGTTGTAAAAGAAGTTGAAGAATACTATCTTTACAACGACAAAGGTATTACTGAGCAAACAACACAAGGTGTTAAACTTTCATTAGATTCAGTTGTCTATGTTCCGTCAGGATATGCAGATCAAAACTCTGGTATGATGCTGTCTTATTTACATAAGGCAATTAAACCAGTAAATCAGTTAAAGATGATTGAAGATGCATTGGTCATCTATCGTATTAGTCGTGCACCTGAACGCAGAATATTTTACGTTGATGTAGGTAATTTACCTAAGTTGAAAGCAGAGCAGTATGTTACGGATATTATGAATAAGTTCCGTAACAAGATTGTTTATGATGCAACAACTGGTGAGACAAGAGACGATCGTCGTCACTTATCAATGATGGAAGATTTCTGGATGCCACGTCGTGAAGGTGGTAAAGGTACAGAAATCACTACACTTCCAGGTGGTCAGAATTTGGGTGAGATTCAGGATATCGAATACTTCCAACAAAAACTTTATCATTCATTAAATGTACCAATCTCTCGCTTGCAACAACAGCAAGGATTCTCGATTGGTCGTTCAACAGAGATTAGTCGTGATGAAGTTAAGTTTAATAAGTTTATTGTTAGACTGCGTAAGAAATTTAATATGTTGTTTGCACAAGCATTGCGTGTACAACTTATTGCAAAGAATATTATCAAGCCAGAAGAGTGGGATGATATTTCATCTAAGATCAAGTATGATTATCTAGAAGACAATCATTACTCTGAGTTAAAAGATGCAGAGATTTTAGGACAGCGTGTTCAGATTCTTCAGCAGTTAGATCCATTCGTGGGCAAATACTACTCTGAAGCATGGATTCGTAAAAATGTTTTACGTCTTGATGATGAAGATATTGAACAGATTGAAAAAGAGATCGAAGAAGAAAAAGATGATCGTCTTGAAGATGCTGAACAAGTTGGTACATTGGCTGGTGTTACGCAAGCTGCACAACAGAATTACTTGCAGCAGAATGCACCACAAGCGCAAGAAGCACCTGCAGATCAAAGTCAAGCACCACAAACTGCTGCAGCTGCACCTGATACACAAACTGAACAAGCCCCAACTGGTTGGCCAAATTAATAGGAGAATGAAATGAGTGAAACTACATTAAATCTAATTCAATCAATCGCTAATGGCGATGCTATTGAAACTGAACAAGCGTTTGCAAATGCAATGGCAGAAAAATTATCTGTTAAATTAGATGATATGCGCACTGGTATTGCACAAAGTATGTTTGCTGCACAAGAAGAAGTTGCAGAACAAGATAGCGAAACCTCTGATCAAGAAACAAATTAATGTTCTACTCACAATTTTCTAAATCCTTAAAGAAACCTAACGTGGTTGAAAGCGTTAGGTCTTATCGTCAGTTGATTGAA